ATTTATCTCGTAGAGCGTCTAGTAGACCTATTCTCATTTAACACTTCCATCTTCTTCTAGCCTGACGGATACGTGAATTTGGATCGTTACGAGTTTTAGCAGATGATCTTTTTAATTGTCCTAATGATCTAGCACAATATGACTTTCTTCTGTTCGCAGCTTTTGACCCTTTCTTCACTTTTCCAGTCACGGCTGTTTTTAACTTAGAACCAGGATTGGCTCTTCTGTAGGCAGCGACACCAGCTCGTGTCATGCCTGCGCCCGACTTAGTCGAACGATAGTTTTTTTTATTCCTAGCTATAGGATTCTCAGCCATTACGCCTTCTTTGCAGTCTTAGCCGATCTTTTTAAAGCTTTAGCAGATACAGTACCTGTACCTTTTCTGCTAGTTCCAGCTTTTTTCCTTTTGTTCATGTAGTAGTAAAGACCTTTCTTTACTGTTCTACCATCTTTTGTTTTGTGATAGCCTTTTTTCATTATTTTCTCCTTTTTGCTTTGCCGCCTCGTTTATAGCCCATAGCTTTAGCGACTTGTGGGGCTTTCTTTTTAAGTGCTCTCATTCCTGCACCTTTTTTACCTGCTGGTATTGGTTTTGCCATTATTGCTCCTTTCCGCACGCAACACATCTGACAGGTGTGTATGCTTTTACTTCTAAGCACTCACATCTTTTTCCAAAGATTGCGTTGATTATTTTTTTAAATAGTTTTTTCATTATCTATTTATTTTTCCAGATTTTTTAGCTTTGCTTCCAAATCTTCCGTAAGACTCATCTCTAGAAGCTTTTAATTGCTTCTTAGTTCTTTTCTTACGAATTCTCATTGCGATAGATTCATCTTTTCTATCTTTGTAGCCTTGTTTCTTAACACGGCCACCTTTTTTCATGCCTTCACTTCCATATGGAAATCTGACATTTGATCTTACACCGTTTTGTCTCATTGTTTTATCTCCTTATTTTTTTCCATTACGGAAAATTTGTGTACCCTTTATACCAAAAATTGACGCAACTACAAGTATCCATAAGTTAGTAAACCAAGAGGGTAAAGATTGAAAGTATTCAAAAAATAACTTGACCTTTTCCATCGCCTCTGGGTCGTCCGACATGACTGCCCACATTAAAACAATGATGGGCGCCGATATAATTACGAGTACAAATTCGTCCTTATAGTCGTTTTGACGAGCTTCAAGAAGTTTACCCTGGTAAGCCTCTTCCCCTCGGGCCATTTTTTCTGCATGCATTAATTGTGCATCAGACATAGCCATTTTAGTTTTTTGTCGGTTGCTGTAGATCTTGCTGCCAGCTTGTAATGCAATCTTTGCTAAACTGAACCACGCCATATTAAAACCAAGTAGCTGTCTTTTTCTTGTCTTTTAACATTCTACGTCTGCCTTGAACTTCTACAGTCGTACCTTTGTCAATTTTATTGTAGACTCGGTATTCGTTAGTTTGGATTTCTGATCTAGGATCAATTCCAACTTCGCTTGGAGAATCACTAATTTCAACTCCACCTGTTGGAAATCCGTCTTTGTTAATACCTTTGTCTTTTGTTATTTTTGTCATAATACCTCCTAGTGTATACTATCTTTTAGGTCCTTTCAAGATCCTTACGTCTCTCTGTTTAAACCTATCGTTTTCTATCTTTGCGTCAATACCCATTTGAGTTTTTTCTAGGGATGTGTCCGCTCTTAACTCTGCTAATTCTTCATTTTGGGCTAATTTATCATCATGTTGGCCTTGTGCCATCATAGCCTTCATTCTGTCTAAATTAATCTTTTCTTGACCTTCATTTTCTTTTCTTCTGTCGTCCATAGCTTTTAGATCAAGTTCTCTTGCTTTTAATTTAGCAATTGGGTCGTTTCCTAGTTGACCCATAATTTTATTTTCTTCTTCCATAAATTCTTGTGTCATTTCTGCGACAAGTTTTGCTTTTCTAGACTCCATAGCCAAACTCATGCTTAATAATTGTTGTTGCATTTGCATAACCTGTGGAGATTGTTGCATTTGTGGCCCTTGCGCCATCATTTGTTGCATAGTTTGTTGTATCTGAGCAATTTGAGCCATTTCTTCTCTAAATTCTACTTCAATTTGTTCTTGTGCCATCAAACTTATGTGTTCAAATATATTTTTTTCTAATGCACCTAAAATTATCGGATTATTTCGTGCAATATTGGTTGACATAAAATTTAAATGCGAAGTTATATGCGCTTGATGGTCTTGACCTTTAAAAGCTTGGAAAGGTTTGCCTGTCATAGCTAAGATATTCTCTTGTGCAGGGTCCATTGGCATAGGTTGTTGCGGCGGAGGCAAGATTTTATCAATGTCTCTTACTCCAATCGCTGTATACATCGCTCTGTACGCTTCATACAGGTTGTGAATCTGTGGATTTGACTGTGCAAGTTGTAATTCTGTCTGCGCCATCGTAATTCTTTGCGCTTGTGAAAAAATATTTGGGTCAGCAACAGGTAAAATGTCAACTTTGTCATCAAAATCTGCAACTTTTATATTTCTTTGACCACCAACTACATCATATGGATACTCTGGCGGTAAATAAGTTTTAAAAACTTCAGCTAATAACTGAAATTCTTGTTTCATCGCCACATACAATCTCTTATGTATGGCTGACATGACCCTGGAGCCTCGCTCTAAGAGGGCAATAGTCGTTCCAACAGCTGCCTGCTGGTTGCCGTCACCGACTTGCATGTCAGCTATGGCGGCAAATCGTTGTCCTGCCTGCACCACAATACCCATTAACTGCAATAATGTTGCAGATGGTTCTTTAAATGGCAAAGGCATAAACGCATCTCTGATGTTTCCACCAGGTGCATCGACATCTCTGAACTCGCCGGGTTGTATAGACTGTGCTTCGTCTCTAACCCTGATACCACGCTGTTTAAATCCTGCAGGTAAGTTGCTTAAAGTACCTGCATCTAATAATTGTCTTAGAGCTGTTGTGGCAGTTCTTGATAAACCACCAATCATGTGTATTAAACCAAAACCATAAAAACCTAGTCCTGGTAAAAATTTAAAGTGTACAAAGTATTCAATCTTTTTTCTTAAAGGATCTTCTGCTTTGTAGTTTCTTCTTATTGCTAGAATTTCTCTAGATCCCATTTCTAATGTTACAATATACGGTAGTTTAATTCCTGTCGGTTCTCCGTCTTGGCCTATATCTTCAAATCCTTCTAGATCTAAATCTAAATGACACTCTATAATAGAAAATACATCTTCTTGTCTTGTTTTTGTAACACCTTCTAATTCTCTTTCTTTTTTTTCAACTTCTGTTTCTTGATCATAACCAGGTTTAATATCTACGTCTCTGTAAAAACCATTAACCTGTTGTTTTCTTAAATCGTTCTCTGACATTTTTAACATATGACACACAGCTTCTGCATCTTCGATTGAAGTTGCTGTGTATGGTACAATTAAATCGTCAGCGGGTACGAATTTTGAAACGGCTCTACCTAAAAGTTCATCGTAATAAACTTTTTTAAAAGTAGAGCCACTTAGAGGGAGATAAAAAAGCATTTGATCGAACTCGGGTTCATACTCCTTCATCTTATCCATGAGCTGATAGTTCATGAAATCTTTTACTCTGACAGCTTGTTCTTCTTTAGCTCTGTCAGGTTTTCCCATGATCTGTGTGTGCACAGGTCCTGTTGCGGGAAGTAATTCTTTATAAGCTTGTGCTTGAAACTGTGTTACCGCTTCTGCAAGAACAGGATGCGTTGCACCCGAAGCCCCTTGAAACGGTTGTGTTGGGTTTTCATATTTAAACCCTAATAAATCTAATCCTTTAACGTATGAGTCTTCCCAGTCTTTTCTAGACTGTTTGTATTGCATGTAATTTTCGTAAAGTGTGGATGCTAAAGGACCTAAAACATCCTCTGGTAATAAATCAGCTAAGTTATCAAAGTGTGCACCTGTGCCTGCTTGATTAACTGCACCTGGCTCAAAATTAATTTCAGCACCACCATCATCGGTAGTTGTAACTTCTATATCATCAGGAGAAGGTACTCTATCCTCTGTAACTTCAGTCTCTGCTGCTGCAATTTCTTCTTCGCCCGGAACTTTTATTGTTTGCTCCACATTAGGAAGAGCTTTATCTATATTGTCGTCTGCCATTTATTTTCTCCGAGTTCTTG